TACTTGCAAGGCTCAAGTCCCTTATTGTCACCACAACACATAAGGAATATAATTTTGCTAACCACAACACAAATAAGGATAAATTATGAAAAATAATCTCTTAGTTACTTATGATTTAAATAAATCTGGACAGAATTACGATGCGCTCATTGAAAAAATTAAAACATTAGGCGCATGGGCCAAAGTTCAACAATCTGTTTGGTATCTTCATACTTCTTATTCAACCGATGAAGTTTTAGATCGCCTAAGTAAAGTAACGGACTTCAACGATTCAATTTTTGTTGCAAATATGAGCGATGCTTCTTGGCGAGGATTATCTGCCGAAGTACAGCAGTTTATTCAGGAGCAGTGGTGGAAATAGCTCCGCAACTCCCAGAGCCAGTATTTTTGCCGTAACGATTAATTCGCTCAAATGCGAAACAACATCTATCAGCAATTAATGCAGGTTCTAAACAACCATTTTCAACCGCTCTTAATACAGCATGTTTGATTTTCTCTTTATCATTCGGGCTGATTTTTTTCTTTTCTTCCATTTCTAACCTCGTTTATTTTATGTGTTGCCATTTCAAAGCACACTTCTCTCTATCATTCGCAACGGTTTCACTTGCCGTTGTGTCTCTGTACTTCAAATGCGCTTTAAAGTGGTGCCTCGGGAGAGATTCGAACTCAACTATCCTCCGGTTATGAGCCGGTCGCTTTTACCTATTAAGCTACCGAGGCAGTTTGCCGTCTCTCCAGTATGTCACGCTTATAGCTGCGTTTGCTTACAACTAACCAGTCCGTGGGCTTGTTCGCCATTTCCCCGACTGAACTCGTATCCTCTAAGGGATTGCTTAAAGATATAAACAGCGCTGCCATTGACCTGCCAACCACATCACTTCGGTTAAACACGCAGTACAGTTTTCTGCTCTGGGGTTACTCGACTTAAATCAGCCGATAATTTATATCCCGCACGAGACCAAGTTTTTAAAGAGCGTTGCCTTTCGGCTTGGTTGTAAAACCTTTATTCAAGCCCACCGCAATGGGCTTAGTAAAAACTTTATATTTTTTTAATCTCTTCTTGTTTTACGGGGAACCAATAACATTCATTGTTTAAGTGGATAAATCTTTCTGAATTCACGTCTTTAACATCTTTGGCAAATCCGATGATTTTGTATGGGCCAAACTTAATTCCGTTTTTATTTGTGTAAGTAACAAACTCATCAACTACAAAATCACAACCGTTTGGAGCTTTATCGCTAATTCCTTTTTTAAAGTTTAAAATCTCAATCATTTTGTTTACCGTGCATCTCGTTTTGATGTGCGTATAATATAGCTAAAGTTTTATTATGTAAATAGCCTAAGTTGTATTTTTTATTAAAAATATATAGCTTTTTGTTTAAGTGGTTGTTTTTGTTGATAATAAATTTCGCAAAAATTTGTTCGTTTGCTTATTTTTTAATCAATGACAGGGTGAAAAGATGTGTTTTTGATGTGTGAATTGTGTTTTTTGTGGTTGTTTTTGTGATTTTTAGGCAAAAGAAAAAACCGCTACTTCAGCGGTTTAGGTGATGTGTTGTGGGAGAGCAGTGATTTCGGCATCGAAGATTTGTTGATCAAAGAAAATATTTCGTTGCCAGATTAGAGCTTGTGAAAGCTGACGAAAGATAAACCTTTCAGGCGCAATTTTTTGTAGTGTGGTTTCAAATTTTTTATAGGTTTTTTCTAAATTATCCAAAGCGTGTCTAGGTTTTTTTGCGATGCGTTTATTCCATACAACTTCCTGATGATATAACCTGTTACGGAATCGCATTACTTGCTTCAATGTATTATATAGCTCTTTAAAATTGCTAAATCTATGGTTAAAAATAGGTCTTAGCACTTTTTGCCAATAGGCAGCATGTTGATTCCTTTTAGGATCATAGTCAAAGAGATTGACCCAAAAGCCAAAAGTAATATGCGAAATAATGTCATTTTCGTTATATTTTCTTTTACTGCTACTGCATTCGTTGATCGCGTTCCTTAACTGGCGTTTTGATTCGGCAGTTAAAGGGGCGCTGTTATCCTGTGCTAAATAATGGAAAAATTTGTTTAAGTCATTATTAGGCGCAATGTTACGAAGCAATTCACTGATTTCATTTCGTAAAGCTACTTCAATCTCTTGTATTAAAGAAAAGTAAATCCCCGTACGATGTTGTAATGCTGTATATACCGCAATCGCTTCTTTCTGTTTAGCTTTATCATTTTGGTAGAAACAAAATAGATATACATTCAACCGACTTTCTGAAATACTTATAATTTGTTTGGAAAGCATATTTTTTCTTTACTCAAATTTTATTTAGTGCAATAATACTCCCACTGGCAACGGACCCGAAGCCCCGGACATAGGAGCCGGATCGCTTTGTAAAGTGTGAGAATCGCTTTTTGCGGTTTAGGAAAGGTAAGCTTTTAGCTTGCCTTTTCTTTTATTGGTGTTGTTCTTCTAACCACTTCTTAAAGGTTTCTTTTTTCCATCTAGCTTTCCCTAAGATGTAAAAATCAGGTTTCGGGAAAGTGCTTTTACCTTCCAAATCTTTATTAATCAATTCAATATGTGAATCAAATAATCTTGAGGATCTATAAAGAGCTTCCCCGAATGTGCCACCGGTATTTCGTAAATAGTGATTAGGCAAATTTACTAATTCTTGAAATTCATCGGGTGTAATACCTAAGCGCTTGATAATATCATGCGCTGAAATAACATTACGCATACCGCCCGTTATTTCATCTATCATTTTATCGCTAGTTACAGAGGCTAATTGTGCGTCAATAATAGATTGTTTCACATCTTCAAATTTTTTTACCATGTTAATTTCCCCTTTGGTATTTATAGTAAAACTGAATACCAAAAACTTTCCCAAGTGCCAATATATCTTTTAGGTCGGCTGTTTCGTCTTGGTGTTCTTCGCTGTTATAACTACGTATTTTCACTTGTTTGTTTTGCATATCGTAAGAGTTATAGATTAACCGCTTCAATATGAATAGTGCGGATAAATCTACCGATAAAATTAGCACTTTGACAAATATCTTCTGATATATCTTGCGGATCGTAATTCTCTTTGTTGTCAGAGTGTAATCTATATCCACCACCAACTAATTTTTGAATACGTTTAATAAACAGTGATCCATCAATGGCAAAAGCATAGATGCCGTCACCGCTATAAGCATTTACTTTAGTGTCAAGGAACACGATGTCGCCCTTTCTAATTGTTGGCTCCATTGAATCTGTTGGCACGTTTACAAGGCAAATTCCATCTGCCGACTTCTTACCCACTAATTGAGAAATTCCTTCATCTGTCAAAAATAGACTGGATATTATTTCAGGGTAATCAGAATTTTCAAATCCGTTAAATCCTGCTGCCGCTCTTACATCATAGTAATCAATGCGATGCTTGTGTAATAAATCAGGCTCACTGCTTATAAGCTGTTTATCAAGACCGCTACTTTCTACAACATCATAATCACGGTCGCCAGTGCCAGTGCTTAACCAAGCAACGCTAACACCAAGAGCAGAGGCAAGTTTCGCTATATGTATTGTATTTCCGCCATTCTCAATCTTAGTGATTGAGTTCTGACTAATTCCAACTAGATCCCCAAGTTCCTTTTGAGTAATACCAAGCTCCATTCGTCTAGCTTTTACACGTTCGCCTAGAGTTTTCATTTTTGTACTCCTGTTATTTGTTGAGGATTGCGCAAAGTCTAAAACTAAAGTTTTAAAAAATCAAACAACTTTTTGTGTTTTAGCTATTTACAAATAAAAACTAAAGCTATAGAATATAGCCATAAGTTAAATTAAACAAAACAGAGGGCTATTGATGAACAAGGCAATTTTGAAAGCTATCAAGATTTTCAAATCTCAACAAGCATTAGCCGCAGCCTGTGGAGTTAGTCAGAACGCTGTTAGTAAATGGCTTAATGGTGGCTCAATCTCTTTGGAAAATGCTTTGAAAATCGAAAAAGCAACCAATGGAAAGGTAAAAGCGGAAATGTTTTCAAAAGAGTTTTCTAGTTTGTTAGCTAGAAATTAGGCGACAAAAAAAGCCCCTGCTGGAACAGAGGCTTTGATTAAGTCGTATGTAATAACCTTTATCAGTCGGAGGACATCAAAAGATGAGTAAATTATTACCTAAATTTAATGAAAACGCAAATGAAAGTTCAAGTAAAACTCAAAAAGCGTTAATCCTTAAAGCCTTACAACAAGGCGACCGCTTAACTCACTTAGATGCGGAAAAACGTTTTAACTGCTTACGTCTTGGAGCAAGAATTTATGACCTAAAACAACAGGGTCACAAAATCGAAAGACGAATGATTGTAGTACCTAGTGGTAAATGCGTTGCTGAATACAGATTGGTGGCTTGATATGAAATTTAGCAAATTAAAAAGACAAGCGGTTGCCGAGAAATGTAATTGGCATTGTGCGTACTGTGGAATGAAGTTATCGCAAGAAACTTTGGTTATCGACCACGTTGTAGCTAAATCTGATAACGGTTCAAATAGCATTGATAATTTACTCCCAGCTTGCCGTAGCTGTAATAGCACGAAAGGCGTTAAAACGCTTGAGCAATTCAGATTATTTACATCTTTTAGAAAAGCGATCCCAAGCCCTGAATTTAATCAAACTCAAATTGAATTTCTACAAAGAAAAGGCGTTTTAAATGAGCTTGGTAATTTCAAAGAAATTAAGTTCTTTTTTGAAGGAGAATTCTAATGAGTAAATTATTAATCAATGAACAACCATTACAGGTTCTTCCATCTCTAGCTAATATCATTGGTCTTAATGAGGCAATAGTTCTTCAGCAGTTGCATTTTTTTCTAAGAATTAGCAGAAATAAAATTAGTGGTCGCTCTTGGGTTTACAACACGATTAATGACTGGCAAGCGGAGTTCTCTTTTTGGTCTGTGAAAACAGTACAAAGAACCATTGATAACCTAGAAAAAAGCGGCTTAGTAGTATCAACAGATAAGTTCAATAAAATGAAAATGGACAAAACAAAGTGGTACACAATCGACTATCAAAAACTAAGTGAGATTTTACCTGAAAACGAGAAAACACCATTTGGACAAAATGACCAAATGGAAACACCTAAAAAGGAAAATGCATTTGGGCAAAATGACCAAATGACATTTGGACAAAATGACCAAAGCAATAACCAAAGAAATAAGAATATAAATATAACCCCTTTATCCCCTTACGGGGAATCTGCTAACGCAGAACACGCTGACGAAAAAACAAAAACATCTAAGCGTGAAAAAATATCAGTTGATTATCAAGGAGTGATGAATGCTTGGAATGAAGTGTTTAATGGTTCACCAATCCACTTGTTAAAAACATTAAGCCCTGAAAGAAAAAAAGCAATTCTCAAAGTGGCAAAGACAATGCTAGAAACCAAAGATGTTGAAAGTTGTTCTGTTGAAGTGTTTAAAGAGTACTTCAAAGATTTTCTAAACCAAGCAAACAGTCGAGCTAATAAGTTTTTCTTTGGTGGGCTAGATGGCAGCGGTTGGGTAGCTAAGTTTAATTACATTATGCGACCAGAAACATTCTTAAACACTTTCGAGGATTCATTATGATTAACACAACTGACAATACAACATACAACCTAGAATACGGACTAATCAGCTCAATGCTAGCGACTGGATTAACCGCTCAAGCTCGTGAAGTGATTAGTTGGTTAGAACCTGAAATGTTCGCAACATACAATCTAGGTGCTTTATACGCAAACATTCGCAAACAAGCTCGTAAACACGATTTAATCGACTTCTTGCTGCTATCACAAGACTATGGCGAAAACCTAGCAACGTTAGCAGAAATGGCAAATAAAGCGACTTACGGTGGAAACCTTTTAGGTTATGCGAAAAAAATTCACTCTTCTTGGGTAAACCGTTCAGCCCAACAAACCATGCTTAAACTTGCTGGCGAAATGTCACAAGCACGCAACGAAAGCCAAGTGAATGAATTGACTCAAAAAGCGTTAAATCAAATTCAAAAGCTCCTTGTCAGCAAGACAGAAATCAAACCTGTGGCAATGGGTGAATTGATGGATTCTTACATTGATGTATTGGAAAAACGTTCAAAAAGCGATTTTAAAGAGCGTTTACTTTTCACAGGCATTGAGGCAGTGGATAACATTCTAGGCGGCATTAATTCTACCGACATCGTAGTGGTGGCTGGTCGCCCTGGCACAGGTAAAACAGAATTCAGCCTAACACTCACACGAAACATCGCTAAAAACAACGGCTCAGTATTATTTTTCAGCCTTGAGATGGGGAATTTCCAACTAATCGACCGCCTGTTAAGTGCGACTGGTGGTGTTGGTGTTAAAAAACTCCGTAATCCTCAAGATTTAGACGATTTAGATTACAACCGTTTAACAAACGCAATTAGCGATATTCGTGAACAAAAAATCTATTTCGTTGACCGTGGCGGTTTATCAGCAGATGAAATCTGTGCGATTACAGAAAGACACTTGAGCGAAGTAGGCAGTCTATCCGCAATCGTGATTGATTATTTAGGCTTAATGGATCACAAACAAGCAAATAACATCAATCTAACCCAAGCTATCTCCAACTCAATGAGCAAGCTCAAAACGTTCTCCAAGAATTTTAATATTCCGATTATTTTACTTTGCCAACTTAATCGTGAAGTGGATAGTCGAGCAGTTAAACGCCCTGCGAATTCAGACTTAAGAGATTCAGGCTCAATCGAGCAAGATGCAAGCCAAATCATTATGCTTTACCGTGAGGGTGCTTACAAATCCAATACAGACAATCCGTATTCAGAGGCAATCATCACTAAAAACCGCTTTGGCGAGCTAGGCACCGCCTATATGAAATTTGAGAAAGGGCATTTCCTAGACTGCGACCAAGCAAAAGCTTATCAAGATTTAAACGAAAAACCGCAACAAGCACCGAAAAGCTATGCGAAAAGTTACGGTAAAGGGGCGATTCAGTAATGGACAAGAAACAATTCTTTCTACGCTCAAATCAGGTACGGTTTAATTGCATTGAGTTTATCAAAAAGCTACCAACGGACGACAAAAAACCGTTGGTGGTAAAAATCCAACCGATGACACGCTCACTTGAGCAGAATTCAAAATTACACGCACTATTAAGCGATATTAGCAAACAGTGCGAATTTAACGGACAAAAGCGAGATATAGACACTTGGAAAATGATTATGGTATCAGCTCACAAAATCGCAACAGGCGGTAAAGCTGAAATGGTAATCGGGTTAGAGGGTGAAGTTATCAATCTGCGAGAAAGCACAGCTCAAATGAGCGTACAGCGATTGGCAAGCCTTATAGAGTATGTTCAATCGTGGGCGGTAGAAAACGATGTAATTCTTAGCGATGGTTGGAGGCACTAAATGAGAGAAGAAATAGCTCTAGCGGTAGTTCTCTTTGTGGTGGTGTTTGTGATTATTTGTTTTGTTGAGGGTGCAGACGATGAATAACAAGGAATTATGGATTTTAATCGCTAGTTACGCTTGCTTATGCCTAATAGTAATTCTAATCACTGGTAAATGGTGGTAGCTATGAACAAGAAACCTAAGGAGGCCAAATGCAAAGTATGCGGTTGTCACTTTGTGAAAACTATCAGCTCAATGCAGAAAGTCTGCTCACCTAAATGTGCGATTATTCTTTCAAAAGAGCAGGCTAGAAAGAAAAAAGAGAAAGAGGAAAAGGCTCAACTAAAAGAACGCAAGAAAAAGCTACTAGAAAGCGATAGAGGTCATTGGTTGAAAGCTCTTCAAAAAGAAGTAAATAAATTCATCAGATTGAGAGACAAAGGTCAGCCTTGTATCGCTTGCGGTGCAGTGTGGAAACCAAGCTTTCAAGCATCACATTTCATTCCACAAGGTAGAAGTTCATTTCTAAGATTTGACGAGAGAAACATTCATTCTGGCTGTATTAGATGCAATCTCTTTGTAGGTGGTGGAAATATACACGGATATAGACCAAGACTGGTTGAGAAGATTGGCGAAAAAGAAGTTGAGTGGCTAGAAGAAAATCAACATCAAATTAAAAAATGGGAAATATCCGAGCTTAAAGAATTAATCAAGGTTTATAGAGCTAAAATTAAAGACTTAGATGGGAGCCAATAATGAGTTATAGCGTTGAACGAATTTTAGAAAAATGGGGTAATTGCTGGGGCCGTGACAGAATTGGCACAGAATATCCAAGCACAACAATTTCAATCCCTGTTCTACCGACTGCAAGAAAGGCTTATATCAAGTTCTTAACAGATGACGAGTGTTTAAAGATTGAAAAGCAAATAATGAACCTACACGATGACGATTTATTGCAGTATCAAATTTTAATGGCTCTATATATTCAACAGGCAAGCGAGAGAGAGATTTGTAACGCTCTTAATATCTCACCAGCTAAGATGTATCGTGAGCGTGCGCAAGGTGTGAGATTTTTAAAAGGTGCTTTCGTAGCTGCTAAAATTAAATTTATGTTCCTAGATTAAACAATATCCGAATAAGTCAAAAATGATTTGTTCGGATTTTTATTTTGAGATACGCATCACAATATTTAAATTTAATTTGTAGTAAAGTTAGTTTATTTATTAAAACAATAAACAGGAGCCAAAAATGAAAAAATTATTATTAATCTGTTCAATCGCTGCGGTTATTACTGGTTGTGCGAAAGAAGCACTAATTAAAGAAACACAATCAGGCAAAGCAGAGGCGGAATATCCAAATTACACACAAGAACAGGTGATTGATGCAATAGTTCAATACTGTAACGGTAAAGGTTTTTCGATAGAAGAGCAACAAAAGAATTTTGTGATTTGCTCAAAACAGATGACTGGTGGAGCAGCTATATTCACTCAATTAGCTATTGGCAATTCATACTCAACAACCCCACAGGCTAAAGCAAGATATTCGGTTGCCAAATACAAAAATGGTACTAAGGCTTGGGCGGAAGCATACGCTGAAACTCAAATGGCGCTAGGGCAAGTTAGAAAAGAACCGCTTGATAGTAATACAACAAGAAACGAGCTGCAAAGAGCATTAGATGACGGCATTAAAAATATTTTAAAAAATAATTAATAAAAGTGTTGACAGCTTGCAAGTAAAAGTATATCGTATAGTATAAGTTGCGGTTTTAGCGCATAGCGAACGCAAAATAAGTTTAGAAACAACCCTGATCGGAAACGGTCGGGGTTTTTTATTGCAAAAAAAAACAACTCCTCACCCTGTTAGACTTTATTGCGCGAGAAATCGCACGGGGTGAGGCTATCTATCACAAGCTCACACAATAAACGTGAGTTTTTTTATTGCCCCGCAAACAAACAGCGAGGTGGAGTATGAGAATGTTAAAAGACGCAGGGAATCAAAGTATTTTTTGGTCTGGCTTTGGCGCATTCTGGGCAATGTATTCATTCCAAGAATGGCTAGCTATTTTTGGTTTGATTATTGGTTTAATCAGTGGTCTCGTTAATATGTACGCTAAATGCCAAGAGGGCAAAGTAAGAGAGAACGAAGAACGCAGAGCGGAAGAAATGCATCGGGCGAGAATGAAACTATTAGAACAGGGGCTTGATGATGGTGTTAGGGAAGACTAGAAAAGCGCTTGGAGCTTGTTCCGTTATTGCGGTTATCGGGATTATGTACTCTCAATTTGGCGGAGAGTTAAGATTAAGCCCTGCTGGAGCAGAGATAATCGGTAATGCAGAGGGTTGTATGGCTACCCCATATAAATGCCCTGCTGATGTATTAACTGTTGGTATCGGCTCAACAGAATACTCTGGACAAAAGATAGAGCCTAACAAGAAATACACAAATGAAGAAATCGCATACCGATGGAAAAACGACATTAAACTTGCCGAATCGTGCGTTGATAGATACGCCAATGGTAGAACACTACCACAATCTGTGTTTGATGCTATGGTATCTGTCACGTTTAATAATGGATGCGGTAATCTTAAAAATTCAACAATGTTTCGATTAATGCGAAACGGTAAGTATGTTGCTGGGTGTAATCAACTTCTACGCTGGGTTTATGCTGATGGGCGAAAGCTACAAGGCTTGGTTAAGCGCAGAGAAAAGGAAAGAGCATTATGTTTAGCAGATTTAAAATCTACGCAATCGCAATAATCGCATTAACCATTTTGGGCTTGTGCGGTTGGATTTGGCACCAATCAAAGAACATAGATGAGTTAAGAGCAGAAAACCAAGTGCAAGCCCAAACCATTAAAAGCCAAGAGCAAGTCAATCAATCGCTAAAAGATACGATTGAAGTAGAACGCCAAGCAGTAGAGCAACAGAGAGTAATCAATGATGAAATCAAACAAGCAAGCCAAGACAAAATCCAAGTGGTTCGAAAAATCATTAAGAGCCAACCTTGTTATAGTACTCGTATTAACGATGACGCTATTGAGCGGTTGCACTAATAAGGTGACAACAAAGACAGAATACATCTATCCGCCTCAAGCATTTCTAACGCCTTGCGTGAAAACGCCATTTACCGGCAGTACATACGGTGAGGCGGTAGAGCATTTAATTATAGTGCAAGGTGAGCGTGATATGTGTGCTAGTCAAATCACGAACATTAATAAGTGGATTGAATCTACAAAGGATAAGAAATGAAAATCGGTGATACTGTAAAACTCCGTAACGGAACATTATGTGATGTAGTTTATGAAACACAATTCGGTAAATGGTTATTGGTCGAAAAGACAGAAACAGAAGAACCGCCATTCACTCACTGGCATAATGCCAACGGTACATTCTACGCAGACGATGAAAGTCAGTTAGATGTTCTTGAGGTGGTTGAATGATTGGCGGTGATGATAACTGCGGTTGAATGGATTGTGATTGTAAGGTTTACATCATAACAGACAAGGTGAGTTAAATAGCTCGCCTTTTTTTATTGGTGCTTATATGGGAAGAGAAAGCTGGCATTATCTGTATAACAGAAAGGCTTGGAAGGAATTAAGACTTGACCACTTAGCAAAAGAACCATTGTGTGTATTTTGTCAGAGAGAGGGAAAGCTAACGCCTGCCACAGTAGTGGACCATATAATACCACACAAAGGGAATTTAGATTTATTCTTCGATGATAATAATCTCCAGTCATTATGTAAGCTACATCACGATAGCGCTAAGCAGAAAGCTGAAATAAGAAAAATAAATCAAATTGGATGCGATATAAATGGACTTCCGATTGATAGGGAACACCTATTCTATAATGGTGGGGTGGGTTAAAAGTTCAGGCGAAAAGCCTCAAAAACCGGCAGTCGAACTCTATTTTATCGCTAATACAGTTTTTCTAGTAAATTTACTGTAAATTAAGAGGTAAAACCTATGAGTAGTCGCAAAATCCGAAGTGATAGCACTACGGCAAAGGTATTAGCCACAAAAGCAGCACAACAAACGATATCACCGCCTGAAAAACTAAGTAAGGCAGAGATGAGATATTGGGAAAGCATCATTACAAGCCGAGCGGCAGATAGCTGGACACCGATTGATAAAGAGCGAGCTGTTAAGTTGGCTAAATTATACGTAGAGCTTGATGATTACGAACATGAATTAGCTACAACAGCTAGACGATGGATTAAAACCAATAACGGTGTAATGAAACAACATCCATTGCATTACGTTATCGAGGATTTGTATAAGCGTGAAATCCAAATGTGCCGTAGTTTACAAATTCATAGCCGAGCAACGAACGGCGAAAGTCGAGACCAAGTGAAAACTAATCAACTTTACCAAGATGCTCGAAATGCTATCAATGACGATGATGGCTTAATTGCAAGGGTAATTAACTGATGACTAAGGCTGACAAAGTAATTGCATTTATTGAGCGGTACTGCTTTGTGCCAGAGGGTGCGTTGGTTGGTCAGCCGATTAAGTTAGAAGAGTTTCAGTTGGATTATATCCGTGACGTTTACGATAACCCTAACGGAACAAGCCATGGCATTTTGTCTATTGGTCGTAAGAACGGTAAAACAGCATTAATCGCCTGTTTGCTATTGGCTCACTTAGTTGGACCAGTGGCAATTCAGAATAGCCAAATCGTAAGTGGTGCGTTAAGCCGAGAGCAAGCCTCTTTAGTGTTTAACTTGGCTGTAAAGATGATCCAACTCAATCCTAAGCTAAGCAATATCATTTCGATTAAGCCTAGTGGTAAGCGTTTAATTGGCTTACCAATGAACGTTGAGTATAGAGCTTTAGCGGCTGACGGTCGAACCGCACAAGGTTTATCCCCTGTGTTGGCTATCCTTGATGAAATAGGGCAAATTCAAGGGCCGCAATCCGCTTTCGTAGATGCTATCACTACCGCACAAGGGGCGCACAAAAACCCTTTATTACTATCAATCAGTACGCAGGCGGCAAACGATGGCGATTTGTTGTCAATCTGGATTGACGATGCCAAGACAAGTAACGACCCTCACACAGTTTGCCATGTTTACAGTGCGGATAAAGATTTAAAAATCACTGACCCGAAAGCGTGGAAACAAGCTAATCCAGCGTTAGGTGTATTCCGTAGTGAGGACGATATACGAAAACTTGCTGATAAGGCTAACCGTATGCCGAGCTTTGAGAATACATTCAGAAATTTAAACCTAAATCAACGTGTAAGCACCGTATCGACATTTGTCAGTATTGATGCTTGGAAAGAAAGTGGAGCGGAGCAATCAAGCCCTAGCGGATTAACCGCTTATGGTGGATTAGACTTGTCAGCTCGCACAGACTTAACCTCTTTAGTTTTGACTACCAAAGACCATGATGGAAAAGTAAATGTTTATCCCTACTTCTGGACACCTGAAGTAGGGCTGGAAGATAGGTCAAAACGAGACCGTTCGCCATACGATGTATGGGCAAAGCAAGGATTTATTCGAACGACGCCGGGTGCGACAGTTGATTACGCTTATGTTGTGCGAGATATAGCGGAAATACTTGCCGATTTTGATATTGCTGCAATCGCTTTTGACCGTTGGCGAATAGATATATTCAAAAAAGAAATGGAGGCTCAAGGGATTAATCTTCCTTTAGTGCCTTTTGGTCAAGGTTTTAAAGATATGTCGCCAGCAATCGACACTCTAGAGAGTGATTTACTGAATGGAAACTTAAAGCACGGAATGAACCCTGTTTTGACGATGTGTGCGGCAAATGCGGTCATCACAAAAGACCCAGCAGGCAATCGAAAATTTGAAAAGCATAAAGCAACGGGGCGTATTGATGGAATGGTTGCTTTGGCAATGGCTAGGGGTATTTCCGAAATGAGCGAAACGCCTCAAGATATAGACGACTTTTTACAGGATATTATTATCGGATGAACGGTGAAAATGATAAAGGCTGGTGGGGTCGGTTTTATGACCGATTATTCAGCGGCGGAAAACGATTAGATAAAGGTTCGTCAGTAGATCCGTTTGTTAGTCAATCAAGCGGCGCTGGTGAAAATATTACTGCTGAAAAGGCTCTTAAATTAAGTGCGGTATGGGCTTGCGTGAGATTAAGAAGTCAAACGGCGGCATCATTACCATTACACCTTAAAGATTTCGACCGAAAAATAGCAAGAAGTCATCCATTATACAAACTCATTCACGATGCACCAAATGCAGATATGTGTGCTAGTGAGTTTTGGGAAGCTATCGTTGCTAATATTGATTTATGGGGCAACGCATACAGCCGTATTAACCGATTAAATGGTCGAATTGTATCGCTTGATATTCTTGACCCTCAATATATGACGGTTAAGCGCAAGGATAGTGGTGAGATTGTTTATATTTACACCAAAAACAACGTGGACGAGGGTGAATATGGCGAATCTGAAATATTGCATTTCACTGGTTTTTCGCTCGATGGATTGGTCGGATTATCTCCTATCAGCTATCTAGCTCAAGTGATGGGCTTACAGATTGCTGCTAACAATGCCGCAGGGAAAGCATTTAAAAACAACTTGAAAGCCGGTGGATTCTTAAAAACTGGCGACCGAGTGTTAAATGCTGAGCAACGTGATTTGGTTCGCAAGGCTTTGAATGAATATGGACAACCTGAAAACGCAGGAAAATGGATGGTTCTTGAGGCTGGAATGGAGCCTGCCAATATGTCGGGAGCTTGGATTAATCCGCAAGATGCTCAACTACTTGAAAGTCGATATTTCGGGATTGAAGAAATCTGCCGAGCGTTTGGCGTTCCGCCTCAATTAATCCATAGCACGGACAAATCTTCTTCTTGGGCATCTAGTGCGGAACAAATTAACCAAAATTTCCTCACTTATTCACTTGGACCAACGCTAAAACGCATTGAGCAGACGATAGCTAGAAAGCTATTAACGCCAGAAGAGCGTGAGAAATATTACCCTATTTTCAGCGTTGAAGGCTTATTAAGAGCAGACAGCGCAGGGCGAGCAAGTTTCTATACCGCTTTGCTACAAAATGGCGTAATGACAAGAAATGAAGTGCGAGCATTGGAAAATCTACCAGCTATTGATGGTGCAGACCAATTAACAGTGCAGCTAAATCTAACCTCTATCGACAAGGTGGGAGCAGATGACAAAGACAAAGACTAAAGATTTATTATTCAAAGCAGAAGCTGTTCGAGAGGACGGCTTTTTTTCTGGCTATTGCAACGTATTCGATGTTGCAGATAGCTATTACGAAGTAGTGAAAAAAGGTGCTTTCATCGAAAGCATCAAAGGCTGGAACGCTCAAAGCAAAATGCCGCCTGTGTTATGGAATCACGACCGCAATCAACCGATTGGCGTATGGACTATGCTTAAAGAAGATGAGCGTGGTTTATATGGAGAGGGTCGATTATTAATTAATGATGTGGCACGAGCGAAAGAAATCCACGCATTAATGATGGCTGGAGCGATTGACGGGCTATCTATTGGGTACAAGCTCAATAAGTGGATGTATAACGAAAAAGACGATGTTTTAGAGCTTTTAGAGATTGATTTGAAAGAAATCTCAATCGTTACATTCCCAGCAAACGAAGAAAGCCGTGTAGAGGTGGTTAAATCTGCTTTAGCTAAAGGCAGTTTACCAACATTACCAGAATTTGAGAAAGCCTTGAGAGATTTAGGGTTTTCCAAACAACAAGCCACAACCATTGCCAGTTATGGCTTGAGAAAACTTATTCAGGGTGAGCCTGAAAGCCAAATTGGCAATGCGTTAAACATTTTGAAATCTATCAATGGAGACTAATATATGTCACAAGAAAATATTGAATTACTCGCCACCGAGTTTAAGAAAGCAACTGAACAGGTAAAAGGTCTTAGTGAAGAATTACAAGGCAAAATGGCGAACAACGAGAAAGGCTTAGACGACTTGAAAGGTCGTGTAGATGAGGCCTTAACTGCTATGAACAGCGCAAAAAGCCGCTTAGATGAGTTGGAACAAAAAGCAACTCGCCGTGGCCATGGTGTAGAGCAAGAGAAATCAATCGCTCAACAATTAATGGAAACAGAAAGTTTTAAATCATTTGCCACAGACCCACGCTCTGGTAAATCTGCGAAATTAAGCTTAAAGTCAACCATTACCAGTTTGACAACAGATGCTGCGGGTTCCGCTGGAGCTTTGATCGTTGAACATCGAGTGCCCGGCATTGTAACACCGCCACAACGTCTATTGACCGTGCGTGACTTGTTAATGCCTGGCACCACTGACAGCAATGCGGTTTCTTATGTTCGCGAAAAAGGTTTCACAAACAATGCTGGACCGCAAGCATCTGAGGGGGCCAAAAAGGCGCAATCTACTCTTCAATTTGAAGAGATGACCACCAGTGTTAAGACAGTCGCTCACTACGTTAAGGCATCTCGTCAAGTCTTAGATGATGCGTCAATGCTGCAAAGTTATATCAATGGTCGCTTAACTTACGGCCTCAAATTAAAAGAAGAACAGCAATTATTAAATGGCGACGGTACTGGTGGCGGAATTCAAGGCATTATGAATGTAGCGCAAGCGTTCGCAGACCCAGCATCAATGAAAAACTACACAATCATCGACCAATTACGCTTGGCGTTGCTACAGGTTGTCATTGCCGAATATCCGTCTAATGGGTTTGTTTTAAACCCTATTGATTGGGCAAAAATCGAATTAGAAAAAGACACGACCGGTCGTCATATTATCGGCAACCCTCAAAACCTAGCTCAACCTACTTTATGGGGAGTACCCGTTGTTCAAACCAAAGCAATTACCGCTGGCGACTTCTTAACTGGCTCATTTGATTTGGGTGCTCAAATTTTTGACCGCCAACAATCAGGTATCGCCGTATCAACCGAGAACGAAGATGACTTTGTTAAAAACTTGGTCACAATCCTTTGTGAAGAGCGTTTGGCGTTAGCTATCTACCGTCCAGAAGCCTTTGTTAAAGGCAAATTACTCGCTAAATAATCAATTCTAGCCCCTTAACTGGGGCTTTCTTTTGGGGCTTATATGTTAATCACACTAGACTTAATCAAACAGCATTGCCGCATTGATAGCGATGATGAGGACGAATTGCTCGAATTGTATGAGAGTGCAGCACAGCAACATATCGAAAATCAGTTAGATCGCAAGTTATTTACTGACGAAGTGCCTGATGATGTTGCAAATGGCTTGGTCGTCAATTCCGCAATCAAGCAAGCAATGCTAATGACGATTGCTCACTGGTACGAACACCGTGAGAGTGTAGTGCTTGGCGTAGTTTCAAAAGAGATTGAAGAGGGTACTTGGCGACTAATTCAGCCATATCGAATTATGGGGGTATAGATGGAAATCGGAAGATTACGACATCGAATTACATTAATGCGACAAGTCAATGAGATTAATGACTATGGAGCAACCATAACGAAGTGGAAATCTATTGCAACTGTTTGGGCAGAAGTAAAGCCTTTATCTGGGCGAGAATACTTTTCAGCTCAACAAGTACAGTCAGAAATCACTACGCAGATATGGCTACGTCATCTAGACGGTATTAAACCGTCAATGAGAGTTAAGTTCGGTAAACGTTTCTTGGAAATTGTTGCCGTGCTTAACACCCAAGAACGCAACGTATCTCTACAACTAATGTGTAAAGAGGCAGTTGATGGGTAATGTCAAGGTTGATGGTTTATCTCAAATACATAAGGCTTTGAGTGAGCTTGGTCGTAAGGTCTCTAACAAGATTGCAGTTAAAGCGATGAGAGAGGGCGGAAAGATTGTGCGAGAGCAAGCAAGACAAAATGCACCTGTTCTTTCCCAAAGTACGCCACATAGACGAGCTGGCACGCTCAAAAAAGCGATTAAGAGCAGCACGAAAGTCTTAAAAAACGGCAAAATCGGCACTGTGATTAGAGTTAAAGGTCTTACGGCCAAGCAACGAGGGGCTTTTAAGGCGAAAAATGCAAGTAGCGGAGCTTATAACCCAAAAGATCCGTTTTACTGGCGTTTTGTTGAGTTTGGCACTTCAAAAATGCCAGCTAAGCCATTCCTAAGACCAGCGTTTGAGCAGTCAAAAGAAAAAGCTGCGACAGAAATCATCAAAACGTTAAAAGATGGAATTGAGAGCGAGGCAGGGAAATGATACAGCAAGATATTTTTAAGGCTTTATCGCCACTTGTTGAAAATCGGTGTTTTTACGGGTTCATTCCTGACACTAACAAGAAATTCCCCGTCATCGTCTATCAATTCATCAATATTTCGCCAAATTCTGCTTTAGTAGATGGCGATTTAGATGATTTTATGGTGCAAATTGACATTTATAGCCCAAATCCCGATGACGTGATGGCGTTAAGAAAACCTATTTTTAGTGCGTTAGAGCAAAAATTTGACTATGCGGAGCGTAGCAATGACTTATCAGACTATGAGCCTGATACAAAACTGCACCGCAGAACAATCAATTACCAAATTGCTTATGGAGAATAACAATGGCAACACAAACAACCCCTTTTCAAGGGACTAAGTTCTACTTAGGCGTTGGCTACGATACGGAAAAAGCTATTTCAAACTGTACTGTTACGCCAAACGCCACAATTACCGCAGCAAGCAATGGATTAAAAGCTGGTGATTTTATCCGAATTACAGGCTTAGGTGCTTTAGATGGCTGCTATCCTGTTAAATCTGTTTCTACTGACACTGTTACTTTGGCTGATGAAGTGGATTGGAAAGGTTTCGATAAACCGACAGACTTTACTAAAGCTAAAGTTTCAAAAATCCAATTATCAAGCAATTTCTGTGCGATTAAACAGATTGATGGTGACGGTGATACATTAGGTGAAACAGACATCACCACAATGTGTTCAGAGGGTACAGAAACAGAAGCAGGCGAAATTGAATACGGTTCAATTAAGCTCTCTTTCTATTACGCGCCAGCAACAGACATGCAAAAGGATTTGCGTAAAAAATTCTACGACAAAGAAACGTTCCCTTGGTTAATGGTTCTGAAAAATAATCAAGGTGCTTTATATGGCACAGGCTTTATTCAAACCTCACCTAACTTCAGTGGTGAAGTGAAAGGTAAATTTGAATCCGGCGTAACCATCAAAAAAGCGAAACGTGATTATTTTTTACCTACAACAGCGTAAATGACAAGACCGAGAGTTAATCCTCTCGGTTTTCTTTTTTTGAGGCGGAACGAATGAATTTAAGAGATAAACTTTTATCACGCAAACCAGCAGTTAAACCAGTGGAGATTTTAGGTGATACCTATTACATCCGTGAGTTTACCGTTGGCGAAATGAACAAAGCCTTATACGGACAACAACAAGAATTAGTTCGCATTGCTGAAAGTCAAGGCATTACACTTGATTTTAGCGATGAAGATACCCTAACTGAGCAATTAGCCAAAGTTTACGACAAGCACAAATTAACTCGCACAATCGCAATGCGTTTATGTGATGAAAACGGTGTAAACCTATTCAATGCCGAAGATGAAAGCGATTTAGAGCAGTTAGCTCAGTTAGATAAAGCGGTTATTGAACAGCTTAATCAAGCCATTATGGACGGTGAACCAAAAAACTCACCAGCCGGAGAAAGTTCCAAATAAACCTGTCGCTTTCTCTCGGAAAGACGCTAGAAGAAATTGAGCAGATGCCAGAAAGCCATTTACAAGAGTATCGACTGTTTTACGAAGAACAACCGTTTGGCTTATGGCGTGATGACTATCGCTCGGCTCAAATCTCGCACGTTTTGGCAATGGTTAATTGTGATCCGAAAGGCAAACCGCCAGAGCTTTCAGACTTTATGCCTTTTTACAAGGAGAAGAAAGAAGAAGAGTTTGATGACGGTTCAGCCGATTACTTAGCAAATAGATAACGGAGTAAAAATGGCAGGCTCATTAGGACACTTAAATATTCAACTTGAGTTAGATCAGGTTAAATTCCAAAGTGGTATCAATAACGCACAAGGCAGAGTTAAACGCTTTACTGACACCACAACAAAACAATTAAGCAATATTGAGCGGTCGATGAATTCGCTCAATCGTGTATCTGCGAACCTTTTCAAAGCTGGTATAGCTGGCTTTGGTGTAAATCAATTAAAAGGTTTTGCCGATGGATACACAGAAATTCAAAATAAACTTCGATTGGTCGAGAGTGCATCAATCAGTAGCTCGAAAGGCTTAAATAACGTTTTTGATATTGCCTTAAAAACTAACCAAAGCATTAATGCGACTTCGGGAGTTTATCAGCGATTTGCTCAAAATGCCGAAACGTTGAAGATTAGTCAGGCACAGATTGCTAGTTTAACTGAAACGGTATCTAAAGCCGTTGCGGTATCTGGTGCAAGTGCAGGTGCAGCAGATGCGGCATTGACACAGTTCGGGCAAGCATTAGGGAGTGGAATTCTTCGTGGTGATGAATTTAACTCTGTAATGGAGCAAACCCCCGCATTAGCGAAAGCGATTGCGACTGGTTTAGGTGTTACAACTGGCGAACTTCGCAATATGGCGAAAGAGGGTAAACTAACAATGGACGTTCTTGTTCCAGCGTTAGAACGAGCCAAAGAATCCGTTGACGACCAGTTTAACACTCGAATCCTTACTATTTCCGCAGCCTTTGAAAATCTAAACACCTCAACCATTAAATGGATTGGCGAATTAGATAAATCCACTGGAGCTAGCGAGGCATTTGCTAAGGCTATCAATGAAATCGCCAATCACTTAACCATTGTGGCGAGCCTTGCAGCAGGTGCAGGTGTGATTTGGAGTGTTGGTAAAATCCGCACTTGGATTGCAGCAAGTATTCAAGCCTCTGCCGCTATGTCAGCCCAAGCTGCTGCAACGAGAAATCTCACTGCTGCACAACAAGCATTAACCGCAACAGGTAAAGGCTTAGGCGGCGCATTAGGTTTTGTTGGTGGACCACTTGGTTTATTAACTCTCGGCTTATCGGCTGGTGTTGGCGTATTCCTAGACTACCAACAGAAAACAGAGGCAGCTAGACAAGAGCTGTTATCCTTTGCTGATTCGTTAGATGTAACTGCTGGCAAATTAGCAAACACTTCTGCCGCAGTCCTTGACGGAATGAAAGCTAAATTAGAGCAATCTATTACCGCTCAAAAGGACGAAATTAAGCGATTAGCGGAAGAGTATGAGAAACTCAACAGAATCGTTGAACAAGGCAAACAAATCGCACAGCAGAGCGGAAAAGCGGAAGATGCATCATATTTACAGGCGTTAGCAAAAGCAACGCAAGATTTAGCAATTAAAAAGGCTGAATTGGCGAAAGCTAACGAAAAACTAACCAAGTCAGAAGATGACTTGAAAACAATCATCGGTCAAGTTCCTGTTGCTGAATTTCACGATAAATTAAGAAGCCTATTACCAACGCTAGACACTTCCAAAGTCAGCATTGATTCAATCGGCTTTTCTCTCGATGACTTAAATCGAATTTTCCCGAGTGCTGAAAGTGGCGCTGCATCTGTTACAAGTGCAGTTGAGCGAATGGGCGCAATGGCTGTCTTGGTTGCAAGCCAGTTCAATGCTCTAGGATTTAGCGTTCAAAATGCTTTAAGTGATAAAGCGACCAAGTTAATTGAGCGAAACAATCGCCAAATTGCAATCAACAAAGAAACCGACCCAGCCAAGAAACGTAAGTTACAAGGGGAGGATTATGCGTCAAGTCAAGGCTTTGAAGCTGGCTCTGCCGACCATAAAGAGGTTGCTGCAAACTACGAAAAATTGCTCGAGTCACAAAACATTGGCAAAGGCAGTAAAGGCGGTTCGTCAAGAAAATCAAAAGGCAGTAAATCTTCTGGTGGCTCTAAAGTTGATTACGTGAAGCAGTACACTGATCAACTTAGCGAGATGGAGCGCAGACTTTCAGAAATTCGAGCAAATGCGCAAGATATTTCTGTATTCGGTCAGGTTAGCCAGTATCAAGAGCTAAACAAAATCACTCAAGACATCGCAGCGAATGGCGAGAAATACGCTCATTTTGGTGCAGATGGTTTAGCTAGATTAAAAGATATGGCCGCTCAAATTGATGCAGCACAACAAAGTGTTGCGATTGCTCAATTTACCTATGACAACGGTGAAAAATTGAGAGAAATGCAGTTCGAGCTTCAATTACTTGGCAAAACAAGAAAAGAGCAAGAACTAATCCGATACAATCATCAATTAGATGTTGAAGCGTCTCGATTGAAGATTGGAATGTCGCAAGAGAATATTGCCAAGCTTGATGAAGAAATCGTAAAACTAAAAGAGCGTATGGCGGTCATCAAAGAAACCGAAAATCAACGCAAATCGAATCCAATCGCAGGTATTAAAGATGGAATAAATCAAATCCAAGATAGCTTTGGTTATATGGCTGCGAATATGTCACAGGTTACTCAAAATGCCTTTAACGGTATGGCTGACGCTTTAACTGATTTTGTGATGACGGGTAAAGCTGATTTCCGCTCTCTTGCTCAATCTATTTTGAGAGACATTGCTGAGATGACCGTTAAGATGATGATTTTCAACGCAATCAAAGCCGCATCAGGAGCGTTTGGATTTGCTGATGGCGGTTATGTTGGCTTCGCCAGTGGTGGTTATACCGGTAACGGCGGTAAATATCAGCCGGCAGGTGTTGTTCATCGTGGCGAATACGTTATCACCAAAGAAGCAACATCACGGTTAGGGATTGGCTTTTTAAATCACCTTAATTACGGTAGAGGATATGCCACAGGTGGCGCAGTTGGCTCTATTCCATCAACCGGTTACAGACCAATGGCTGGTGGCAGTATTTCCGTTAAGGTAATTAATAATGGCGAGCCAGTTAATGCAAGCGTAGAGCAAAGACAACGAAATGGCGAAACTGAAATCACAGTAGAGTTAATCCGTCAGATAGCACGAACTGAAACTAACGGTATTATTTCAAATAATATGCGTTCTGGTGGCGTGTTTGCTTAGAGGTAAGTATGGAAACATTTAAATGGTGCGTTAGACCAGAATTTCAGATTGATAGCGAACCGAAAGTAAACTCGATTGAATTTGGCGATGGGTACACTCAACGCCAATTACAGGGGATTAATAGTTTACTCCGTTCTTACTCCGTTGAGGTTAAGGTTAAAAACAAAGACCGTCTAGAAGTGGATGAATTCTTTAAAAGACACAAAGGAATTCATCCTTTTCTTTTTAAAGACCCATTCACAGGAAAAAATATCAAGGTTATTTGTAGTAAATGGCCTGCGAAGATGAGCTTAAACTTCACGGAGTTTACTTGTAGTTTTGTTGAGGTGCCATAGATACGTTATAATGCAGCTATCATCAAGTAGTGGGGCAAAAATGACAGACATAAAAGAGATAGGACAAGAAATTATCAAAGAGAGGGGCAAGAAGTTTTGCTCGTTATATGGTTTAGAGTATGTTGATGCTGTAAAGGTTGATATAACCGACAAAGTTAGGAAAAATTTCAACTTCCTAGAGGATATTTTTGTACCTGAAAACGATTTCGAGTTGGCGGTAAATCAGCTTTGTCATGCGCTTGTTGTCATGCGTGAAGATGATGAGATGTTTCCATCAATGACATTTCTTCACTATGTTTATGAGTGGGATGTAAAAGATTACTTCTTTGAATGGATTCAGACAAGTCCGATATTTCTGTTAAAAGCCGCAAATATTGCCATGTGAAACGACTAAACGCAAAACCGCATCTTTTTAGGTGCGGTTTTTTATTGGAGCAAATAATGCCGCAAGCAATTAGCAATCAATTCAAACTAGACCTCGCCAAGTTAGAGCAAAATGCACTCATTGAGCTGTTTGAAGTGGATTTAAGAAGTTTGAGAGATGATAACGGTATAAGTGGCGAGCTTTATCGATTTTATGCTGGAACTAATGAAAAATCACAACCCATTGTATGGCAAGGTAAAACCTATCAGCCTTTCGGCGTTAAAGCAGATGGCTTTGAGTTATCAGGCAACGGTCCAAGTAATCGACCAACATTAACGATTGGTAATGTTGACGGATTTGTTACCGCACTATGTAACCGGTTCGATCAGTGTTTGGGTGGCATCGTTAGACGAAGATTAGTCTATATGCACTATCTAGATGCAGTCAATTTCGAGGATGGCAATAAGCAGGCCGACCCATCACAGGAAGTATTAAGTTATTTCGTAATTGAGCAATTATCCTCACTCAATCGAAGCGTCGCTCAATTTACTCTAGCCTTACCGTCAGAAACGGATAGCGCATTAATTGGCGCAAGAATGATTACAACGACCTGTAGTTGGTTGTACCGAAGTGTTGAGTGCGGTTATACAGGTCGAGCAGTGGCAGATGAAAAAGACCAACCAACCACAGACCCTCAAAAGGATAAGTGCAGCGGTTTATTGACTGGCTGCAAGCTAAGAAACAACACACGCAACTATGGTGGATTTGTCAGCGTTGATAAGTTGGGGTAGATGATGGACGGTAAATTACACAATGAAATAATCCGTTACTCAAAATCAAACGAACCACAGGAAAGCTGTGGTTTTGTTGTTTTAGTAGGTAATGAAAAAGTCTTTATACCTTGTGAAAACGTAGCAGAGGATAAAGAGAACCACTTTGAAATCTCGGCAGAAGATTACATCAACTCATCAGATAAAGGCGAGATTGTGGCACTGGTTCACTCTCATCCACAGGGCGAACCCAAGCTATCTCAATCAGACTTACAAACTCAACTCTACAGCCAATTAGATTTCTGGTTGGTATGCGATGAGCAAATTCATATCTTCCCGAAAATCCTATTTTTAATCGGTCGTGAATTCAAGCACGGTGAAATGGACTGTTACACGCTATTCAGAGATTTTTACCGGTTATCTGGTCGTGAATTTCCTAATTTCGAACGGCAAGAATACTGGTGGGAAGATGGCTTTAATCTCTACTTAGACAATATGGAAAAGCACGGATTTGGGCAAGTAAGTGAACCTCAAATTGGTGATGTGATTTTAATTAGCATAGGTTCTGATGTGCCAAATCACGCTGCGATTTATGTAGGCGAGCAGATGGTTCTTCATCACGCGCCAAAACGGTTATCTAAGCGAGATTTGTACGATGGTTATTGGCTCAAACACACGCACAGTATTTGGAGACATAAAGAATGGTCAACGTTAGATTTTACGGCAGCCTTAAACAGTTTGGATCTGAATTTAATTTAGACTGCAAGACGCCTGCCGAAGTAGTACACGCTCTAACCAGTCAGATCCCAAAGCTAAGACAGTTTATTCAGCTAGGATTATTTACTGTAAGGGTTGGGCGAGAGTATCTAGATAATCGCTATCTTGAGCAAGGTTTAAATCAACACTTAAAAGACGATACAACAGTGCATTTTACACCAGTCTTAAAAGGCTCAAAGAAAGCAGGTTTATTTCAGACGATAGTCGGCGCTGTGATGGTTGTAGTTGGAGCGGTTACATCTTGGGCTGGCGGCTCAGCATTGGTGGTTGCTGGTATTGGTTTAATGGCTGGCGGTGCCGCTCAAATGCTTACAAAAATGCCAACAATGAGGGGCGTAACTCAGACTGGAGCAGTTAAGCCTGAAAGCATAAAAAGTAAACAAGAGGAGAAAGAGAAAAAGCAATCAACAAGCTTTTCAAATCTCTCAAACATGGTGGCACAGGGAAAATCTATGCCTCTCGCTTACGGGTTAATTAGAACTGGCACGCTTGTAATCTCTCAAGGTGTTGAAACTATGGATGTAGAGAGAGAGCCAACTGTATCTGCAGCGGAAGAGGCCAATAAACTAACCGCTAGCAACACTGTCAACATTGGCAACAGCAATACTGGAATCGGTGATTTAAACAGATACCGAGATAAGAAAACTGGAAAACTCTATCCTTGGATTACAACGTGGGAGACTGGAAATGGGTAAAGGTAGCAGAAGAGGTGGCGGCAGTCCTAGCCCTGCTGTTAATACTGAGGCTAACACTGGAAGTGGCGCAGGTAGCGTACATACGCCAGTAGAGGCAAAGGAAACAAGCCGGAGCAAACAGTTAATCAAAATCGTTGAAGTTATCTCTGAGGGCGAGGTGGCTGGTTTAGCGGACGGCATGAAGTCTGTTTACCTAGATAATACGCCAGTTCAAAATAAAAATGGCTCGTTCAACTTCAAGAATGTGTCATTGCAAGGTCGAATTGGCGGACAAGTCCAAGATGTGCTTAGTGGATTTAGCGCATCTGAAAAAGAAGTATCTGTATCGGCACAGGTGCGAAGAAATCTACCTATAACAAGGACTATTACAGACGGCAAAGTCTCTAGATTAAGATTTACTATTGGCGTTCAAGCTCTATCGAAAATGGAAGATAACGGGGATATTAACGGCTCACAAGTTAACCTAGTTATTACCATTGGAGGAAAGTCTTACCCTGTAACCATTGTTGGTAAATATAGCTCCCAATACCTCCAACAGCACACATTTGGGGATTTACCGCCTGTTCCATTTACCATTAAGGTTGAGCGGTTGACCGAAGATAGTAACTCTCAAAGGCTCCAAAATAATACATTATGGTCGAGCTATACAGAGGTTATTGATACAGTCTTTACGTATCCAAACACCGCTTTGGTTGGCGTGAAATTTGACTCGGAGTACTTTAGCAACCTCCCGACACGAACTTACGATATTCTAGGAATTAAAGTAAAAATTCCTAGTAATTACAATCCTAGAACAAGACAATATTCTGGGGTTTGGGATGGCACGTTTAAGATAGACTGGACGGATAACCCTGCTTGGGTGTTGTTTGACATTGTAACAAATAAACGTTACGGATTAGGTAATAGATTAGGCGAGTTCGGAGCTGATAAATGGACATTGTATCAAGTTGCTCAATATTGTGACCAGCTCGTTCCAGATGGTTTTGGCGGTAAAGAGCCTAGATTTACCTGTAATGCGTGGCTGACAGAACAACGCTCTGCGTATGATGTGATTAATGACATTTGCTCAATCTTTCGAGCAATGCCTGTCTGGAACGGTCAGCAATTAACAGTTGTAATGGATCGACCTTATGACCCAGTCTGGACATACACAAATGCAAACGTTGACAAAGGGTTGTTTAATTACACTTTTTCGGCTAAGAAATCTCGCCACAATGCAATTCAAGTCGAATATGTTGATAAAAACAACTCATACGAAAGAATGATTGAGTATGTTTCTGATGATGATGCTATTCGCAAGTACGGCTTAAACGTTAAGAAAATAACTGCCTTTGGTTGCACCTCTAGAGGTCAAGCGCACCGCACTGGCTTATGGTTACTGCAAACCGAAAAGTTAGAAACCAAGACCGTTACCTTTACTGTTGGCGCAGAGGGATTAATGCATATCCCCGGTGACATCATTAGAGTGTCAGACACATATTACGCAGGCACTAATATTGGTGGGCGAGTTTTATCAGTTGATGGCAAGAAAGTCACTCTTGATAGAGAAATATCTATCAATGGTAATAGTTACTTTAGTTACATTAACCAAAACGCAAAACATCAAGACATTAAGATTATCTCTGCGAAAGGTGCAGAAGTTACTTTAGACCAAGCTCCAATAGGATTGGAGGCTTATGGTGTATGGTCGCTATCCACTCAACAGGTGACAAGCCAGTTATTTAAGGCGTTATCTGTTAAAGAGGAAGAAAAAGGTAAATATACCATTACAGCCTTACAGCACGAACCACAGAAAGAGGCGATTGTTGATAATGGTGCGAAGTTTGAACCTAGAGCAACTTCAATTCTAAGCGTTCCGCAGATTAGCAACATTAACGTTAATGTTAATCAAGACGGCAGTGTTAGCTTTTCTACCGATATTACGGGCGGTAATGGATTAGTTAAATACGACATTAAAATCTACAAAGACGGCGCCTTGTATGATGTTCGCTTAGGTCAATCATCGCCAAATGTTAGCTTTGATGATTTTGAAAATGGTGAATACACCATTGTCATTCAAGTTAAGAGCGAGAGCGGTGAGTTATTAAGCGAGAGAACCCAAACATTCGTTATTGACAAACCGCCAGCACCGACAGGCGTAAGAGTTACTGGTGGGCTAGGTAATATCACAATCGAGTGGGATTGGATTAATGACGCCACAGCGACAGAGATTTACGTTAGCGAAACTGACGATATTAAAACCGCCGGACTGCTGGCCAAAGTAAATTCTAGGGTTTACACGCACGAAGTCGGAGCTAATCAGGTTAGATACTATTGGCTAAGACATACCAGAGGCGTAAATATTGGTCCATTCAATCAGTTGACTGGTACACGTGGCGAAAGCTCGGTTGATATTGATGCGGAGTTAGAGGTTTTAAATAAAAAACTCTCTCAAAACATCGTGGACGAAGTAATCGACACTGCTTTACCGGCTAGAAACCTTGACTTAATTAAAACGGTTAATGGTTTAAACACTGGCGAATATCAAGGTCATAAACAAGTTTATAACACTGCAGACGGTAAGTTATATACTTGGAACGGTACTAAATACCTTGAGAATGGTATTGATGAAAGTGGTATCCGCATTAAGACGACCCAATTAGTCGGCACTTTACAAGCAGACCAAATTGGTGCGAACACAATCGGAGCTGGCGCATTACAAGCTGGAGCTGTGCGTGCTGAACACATGGCAGCAGGACAGATTACTGCTGATAAACTCGCAATCGGACTTGGCGGAAATCTACTCTACAACCCTGTATTTTTTCCTGACAATAATGGGAAACCCTTTGGCTGGAAAGATATTCAAACACCTAACGGCGATTTCTCTGTTGGTAATTTCAGACTTGATCATGAAAACAGCGGTTTTGGTAGTGATTTCTTTACTGGAATAGACCCAAATACAGACCGCTGTGTAAACTGGACTAATACTGGGACAGGTGATGACGCATGGGCTGTATCCATTGCTCAAGATATAAAGCTAATTCCGAATAAAAACTATATATTTTCAGTATATTCTGTTGTACACGGTGGCAGACCTGAAACTGAAATATATGCGATGAATAGTAACGGTGAATATATAGGTAGATTAAATGCCACAAGTTCAGTAATTCCTAGCGAGGGTAAGAGGGGCGATGGGTATCACGGATATGTTAATATGCCTAGATATTATTCAAAATTCATTGCTCCTGAAGGTGGTTCTGTAAGGGTTATCATTGCAAGTCGTGGTAAAGGATTGCAGCGTTTACTTGTGATGAGAGCGATGCTTGAAGAGTGCACTCAATACGCAACTCACCCTAGCCCTTGGCAAAACGCAGGTGTAACAGCAATTCACGGTGGTTCGATTGTCACCGGCTCAATCACCGCTCAACAAATGGCGGCTGATAGCATTACCTCAAACAAGATTGCAACTGGTGCAGTGGCGGCGAAACATATTGCTGTAGGTAGTATCGGGGCAGACCATATTGCCACACGGTCATTGACCTCTGATAAGTTAAACGTGAATAGTCTTTCTGCTATTAGTTCTGACATCGGACGAATTACAGCCGGTTCAATCACAGGGACAAGTATCAGTGGTAATAACATCAATGGTAATAATATCTCTGGTGGTAGCATTACAGGTACGACAATCACTGGTACGACAATCACTGGTACAAATATCAACGGTAATAATATCAATGGTAACAACATATCAGGCGGCACAATCACGGGCACAACAATCAGCGGTACAACCGTAAACGGTGGTTCTGTTAGAGGCTCGGTAATCGAGGGTGGAACGATACGAGGTGCGAGATTAGAGGGCGTAACTGGTAAATTCACAGGAGCGCTTGAGGTTAATCAGTTGATTGGTGGCAATCTGTGTGAGGTGTTTGTGGCTAATGTTAATATTAGTCATATTGGTTCTGAAAACGACAAAGTTAGCTTCTGTTCTACAACCTTACACATTAATCCATCGCCAGTTAAACGTATAGTTTTTATCGTTAATTCAGACGTTAGCTTTATCGTTAATGCCAACGAGAAAAAGGATTACTATTACTCGAAAACATCTAGGGGTGGATACCCGCCAGAAATCTTTAATTTTGGTGGCGGTAATCCTAAAATCTGCGTAACAGCCTATGCAGTATCTGATACAAGAACAATCTATCAATAAGAGGCAAATATGACAACATTCAACAAAATCTTAAATCCAATGTATTCGGCTATTGCTGCATACTCAAAACAAGAAGATGGCTCAATCAATGCCAAGTATGTATTAGGCACTGGCGAAGATAGTGATGGTTCTGTGACTAACTTCACCCCAATTATCTCTGATTATAAATGGATTGATGCAGTAGCAGCAAAAGAGCTAATGGAAAAGCCATTAACCAAAGAGGACATTGGCAAGACAACAGAGCAAATTGATTTAGAGCGGATTTATGCTTATCTGAAAGAAAACGGTCAAATCGTAATCTAATCAACCTTAACTAAAATCAACCGCACTTTGAGCAATCATCGTGCGGTTTTTTATTGGAGCAAAAATGGAAAACATTGAGCTAGAGACAGTGCGTGGTGATGATGATGGTTGGACTTTTGAAATACTAGAAGATGACGAGCAAAAAAGTGATTTAACTGGAAGTCGATTTGATATGTGGATTGAGCCAAAGAAAGGCGAGATTATCAAGCTATCAACTGAAACAGGTGAGATTACTGTAAGCGAAAATCTAGTTACGGTCACATTATCACACGATAAAACACTTGGTGCGAAGTGGGAGGCAGCAAGCTGGGATTTGCAGCGTACTAGTCCGCAAGGATTGGTGAGAACGCTTGCCGGTGGTGTAATTACACTTATCCACGATGTGACGGAGTCAGAATGATTATTAAGCTAGTCAAGCGATTAAAGCCAAACATTAAAGTTAAAGTTCGGACAAAGCCTAACATCAAGGTTAAGGTGCATTTAATAAAAGAAATTGGCAGCGCTCAAAAAATCCCAACTCTCGAAGAATTAAAAACTCACTATCAACTAGGAGCCTTATAGTGGCACAACAAACAATAGCAGAGCTGCTTAATAGCTTTGCTGAATATCTTGGTACTCAAGACAAGGCAATCATTGCATTAATTGAGCAAAAGATTACGCAGCTTAAATCCGACTTATTAGGCGGCGATGTAGCGGCTGATTTGGACACTCTGCGAGAATTAGCTGACGCAGTAAGAAATCTTAAATCTGGCGAAACAATGCCAGAAAAATTAATTCAAAAAATCACAGAATTTAAATCTAGTCTTGATGGTGTTATCGAAAAAATGACAGCTTTAGAAAATCTAGATTTAAAAGCAGCGTATGAAAAAGGTAAATTAGGTCAATAGGAGGAAGCATGGCTAATTTTGGAAGTAAAAACGAAACATTCGCATATTTAGTAGGCAAAGATATTGCTGAGATTAAAGCGAAAATTGAAGGTATTGGCGCAACTGGTGGTGGATTGGATGTGTTAAAAGTTGTTGTTCCTGCTGCAACAGAAGAACAAGTTAATGCCGGAGTTATGGCGGAAGTTGGTTTGCCTGAGAGTTTTCAAAACTCTCTTGTTTTTGTGGAGAGCTACGGTTCATACAACACAACAATCATGCGTGATACTGCTCAATTTCTAGTGGATACAATCGAAAGTGAGCATTTTATCATCAAGCTAACTGACTTTAAAAATCCAAAAGAGACAGTTCGCGCGACAATTAAAAAAACTAGCGTCGCAAGTGATGCTTAATTAATCTAGAAGTTCAGCAACTTCTTCCATATTCGGGGCGTAATAGACGTTTTGAAGTATTCTAATGTCTTTATGTCCCGATATTTTAGCCAAAGTCATTACATCTACTTTCTTGGCTAATCTTGTCAAAGCCTCTCGTCTGGTATCGTGGAAGTGTAAATCATCTCTATTAGCCGTTTTCTTTAACTTTCTAAATGTTGCATCAAGTATATTTGATTTCACTTGAAAGCAAGTTTCGCCTTGTTCTATTTCGTCTCTTAGCCTTTCCAGTATTCTCACCGCATTTTTTGAAAGCGGAACAGTGCGAGAAGAGCCATTTTTAGTCATTGGTAAATAAGCTGTCTTTCTTTCTAGGTTTACATTATCCCAAGTCAATCCGCATATCTCACCTGCTCGCATTGCTGTTTCAATAGCAAATAATAGCGCAGCTCCAGTTCTTGCTTTAGCTGTTTTTAAACTCTCGTTATATCCACTAATATTAACTATCTCGTCAATATCCTCTTGAGTAAATCTTTGCGTTCTTGGTTTGCTTGCTTTTGGTTGTTGTAATCCAACCATTGGGGAGGATTGAATATATCCCCATCGCTCCAGTGCAACCTTGAATATATGTCCGATAGTGGACAGCTCTCTGCGAACACTTTCACCTTTCACTGTTTCTAATCTTTCATTTATCCAAAGCTCCAAATCCTGCCTTGTTACATCTGAAATATATTTATCAGTTATAGGATGGCGTAAAAACTTAGTTAATCGGTTGAATTCGTGCTTTTCGCCTCGCTTTGTAGGTGTGATTTCATTTAGATACCGCTTAATTACATCGGAAAATAGTGTTTCAGGCTGCAATCCTTTGGCTTGCAGTTCTATTTTCTTTTCTTCTTCCGCTCCCCACAAGACAGCCTCCGCCTTTGTAGAGCAGGTTTTAGACTTTCTTATGCCGTCTCGATAAATCTCAACACGCCATTTCTCGCCACGCTTTCTAACTGTTGCCAT